CGATCCTTATACCGCGAAAAGCGGGAGGATCGCCCTCGACATAGTCGTCGCTAAATCGCATCGCCATATGCGCCAGCATCCCGGCAGACCCTTCCTCACCAACCTTAATTCCTACCAGTGAGCCCTCGACGAGCGTCCTCAAATTAGGGTCAAGATCGTCCCGCGCAAGCAACGACTCCAGATTGGCTACACCTTCTTCAACGGAAAGGGCCGCCCGCTTCGGCTTGGCTTGACGCCGCATCATCGCAATGGCCGATTCGTCCGCTTCAAACACTGCCGTGGGGCAAGGACATTTTCCCGGCAACCATGTAAGTCTTTCGGCCATACGTGCAAAGATGTCCAACTCTTGACCGTTGCCGTCGGGATCGAGCGGGTTGGCCACATCCTCAAGGACGTTGATATGAAAGTGCGGGTCGTGCGCCGCACGGTTCTTGTCGATCAGTTCAAGTAACATCGTATTTTCCCTTTTTCCCTCAGATATCATTCGACGGATAGACCACACCGCTACCACTGTTTCCGCTGGGCGTGCCCGCGCCCTGCAACCATTTACTCGACAGCGACGAGGCCGATGACAACAGCCCTCCAGCGGCGGATAGATCGCCCGCGACCGGCGCCTGTGCTGCGGTCAGTTCATCCAGTCCAGCCTGCGCGGTATCGCTTGTCGCCTTGGTGCGATAGCCGTAGGCGGTCAGGTCGGCATTGTTGACCACGGTCTCGGTATCGAGCTTTGAAACCTCGCGCTGGCCGACCTGTACGGCCTTGTTCGATCCGGTATTGACGTCGACGCCGGAAGCGCCTTGCCCCGCCTTGATCTTGCCGGCGACTTGGGCGCCCTTGAGGCCTTGCGTGGTGGCTGCGACATTACCGGCCTGTTCGGCATAAACCGCGTTCTGGTTCTCGACGGTGGCGTTGTTCTTGGCGACCTGGGCGGAATAATTGGCCGCATTGGCGGTCGCTTGGCCGCCCTCGACAGCGCCCACGGCGGAGATGCCGGCACCGGCAACGCCGGTGGCCGCAGCCAAGGCCGGTAGAGAAACCGACGGCATTTATGCCTCCGCCCTTAATTGGCCCGAACGAACGAGTGAAATCATCTCACGCTTACAGAGCCGCTTGAACCCTTCGATCTTCTCTCGATTGGATTGATAGTAGCCGAAAATATCCGACACGTCCGACTGGATGTTCTTGTCGGATAGCGACAGCCACCAGTCATAATCAAACCGGTAGGGCGTGCAGTGTTCAAAAATGGCGGCGCAAACGTCCGGTTTGGTCAGGTCGCGAAAGTTCACCGTGAGGACGTTGGGCTGCTGGGAAATCTTCTCCATACACCTGATTTCATAGGCGATGATGTAGCGAAGCTTTTCCTCGTCGATGGGGGCAACGCGGCCGAAGCTTTCGATGATTTCCTCGACCGGACGATTGACAACGACGCTCTTAATGCGCGGCACGAGATGATTGATGAGTTGCCAGCCGGGCGCTACGGCGGTCTCCGCGCTGCCAATTCCCGGCGTAGAGAAAAACGCCTTGACCTGTTCGATGTCGCGAAATTTAATCGCCACTTCGTTAAAACAATGACACTTTCCGTAGGTCAGAAATTCGGACAGCCACGCCGTCCTTGATCGGCCCGCCGTATAGACGATAAATGGCGCGAAGTCGGCGCCATCTCTCAGCGCCTGCGGCATTCTTAAACCGTCCTCATGAGCCTCATTCTCCGCCTTGTAGCGCATGACGACGGCCGAACCGCTTCCCATCGATATCCTTGCATCCTCGTTGGTTTCGAGCCTCCGCAGCATGTCGCGGCGCCCGAGCCGCGAGAACGCCGATATTGCATCATCCCGATCAGCCGGAACAAAACCCATAAAGATTGCAAAACGCTTTGCGGCCTCGTCGCCATCGAGGATGCTGGTGATCAGCGTGCGCTTGGTCTGCATAGCCGCCGCAATCTGCTGGCGCGCCAGCTTTACGATCGCGAGCGGGTATTGCATCGCCTTCTGCGACAGCGCCAGCCAGACATAGCCCTCGCCGGACAACAGCGAACCGGTGACACCGCCGAGCGCCTCCAGATGGCCGTCGATCAAGAGCGCGCGGCGAAAGGCGCTCTGGCCGAAACGGTCGGACAGTTCGCGATGGGAATCCAGACCGAGTTTGGCGACGGCCATGCGATGTTCGATCCGCAAGCGCCGCACCATGGCGCCGCAGTGCCAGGGCTTTGCCGGGATGATCTGGAAGCGGGGGGTCATGAAGGCGACAACCTCTTGTCGTCGGATTTCGACCAGCCGATTTTCCAGAGCGATCGGTTTGCGGGTCCGCCGCCATCGATATCAATCAACGGCTCGCCGAGGGTAAGCCCGGTAAATTGCCGCGGTGTAGCGTCGGGATTGCCGTATATGAATGTGGACACGGCGCGCTGGGCCATCCCTTCGATGAATTCGAGCTCCTGCAGATCCCTAAACGTTCGGATTGTGCGGTTGAGGTAGATAACCTCGCGACCGCGTGTCGCCGGAATCACCTTCGCCACAGGCCCAGCCGCGATCACAGCCGCCGATGACAGTAACCCGGTCAGGAGAGAGCGGCGGGAGAGCGTCATTTTCGTTTCGCCTTTTTCTTGGCGGGCGGTTTGGCGGCTTTGCGTTTTTCCGCCTTCTCTTCTTTTTCGATTGCAATCGCGATGCTGTGCAGGAAACGAAGGAAAGTCGGGTTATCACCGATACGGGTTGCATCAAGAAACCGCCGAAATTTCTTCTGCCTGCGCTTAGGAACGAAACGCTCCACAACCGCAGAGGCCATCTTGACGCCCTTCGGATAAAGATGACTGTCAGCCTTCACCTCACGAACCCAGTGCTCTTGCTGCTGATCCATGAAAGTCATGGGTCTGCTCATTGCCCCTGCCTCTGTTCTTTCTTCGGCCATTGCTGCTGCGGCGTGTCGCCGCTGGCGACCTCAACCACTAGCGCCAAAATATTCATAGGTAAAGGGTAATCCTGTTGCAGCGCTACTTGTCCCGGGGTGGCATAGCCGCCGAACGCCGAGAGCCGGACATCCCCGGTATAGAGCGGCTGGCACAGCGCATTGTAGGCGGCCACGCCCTTGTCAGGCACGGCGGAGAGTCCCGACGCCGGCCATACCGGGGCGAGCTGCGGCGGGCTCAAGGTCGATCCGTCGACCTGGTTGGTGCCGAGCTTCAGCCCACGAGACGATTCGATCCGGACCGTGACGTCACTGATCTTCTTGCGCTGGCCCTGGATGGTCGGAGATCCGGCCTCGAGATAGACGGTCTGGACCTGGGCCTGGAAACCGAGGCCGAGAATCACGGCGGTTCCCGACATGCCGCCGGGGAAGGCGACATTGCCGAAGGCGTCGACGACCGTGGGCGGCATGACATTGCCGTCGATCAGGCCGGTGACGGCCAATCCGGCCAGGTGGCGCAAACCGGAGACCGCGGTCACCGGCGCCGTCATGGTCCAGGAGCCGGCCGGCGCCGTCAGCGGCGCGGTCGAGCCGGGGATGGTTGCCGTGATCGGGACGTTGATGTTGGCCGTGACATGAGTGGTATCCGTATACGCCGTGACGGTGGCGATGCCGCCGCCGATCCGGATCACGCTGCCGACGTTGCCAACGGCAAAAACCGCAGCCGAGGCCGTGAAGGTGGCGGAATTGTCCAGCGTGATGGCGGCGCTGGCGCCGGAACCACCGGCGCTGCCAGCCGGGTCGGAAAATACCAGCTTCGGCGAGACGTACAGTGCGCCTTCGTTGCCGGCGAACGAAACCGCCGTGATGACGCCGGCAACGATGGTCAGGGCCGGAACGGCGCCCGTGCCGGGGCCAAGGCCGTCATTGTCGACCACGGCCGCCGTGGTGCCGGCGGAATAGCCGCTGCCGCCGACGAGGCCCGTCACGCCGGAGCATTTGCCGGCGCCGGTGGCCGAGCTCGCCGTGAGGCTGGCGGCGGGCGTCGGCTGGGCCAGCTGCAGCCCACAATCGACCGCCCAGACATTCTCCGCCGCCGGCCACTGCCGGTTGTCCATGCGCTCGATCATATAGGTGTTTTGCGTTCCGGCGTAGGTTGGCGGAAACCGCTGCACGGCCAGATAAAGCGCCTCGACCGGAGGTTCATTCACGGCGCAGTTGCTCTTGAACAGGCCTTGCGTGTCGTGTCGGGCCCAGCCCTGCACCTGTTCGGCCTTGAGCCAGGTCAGCGACAGCATCACGCCGTCGCTGCGGACGGTCCAGAACAATTGAAAGGGGTTGCGGCACCAGGCATGCGAGACAAACGTGAACGCCTGAAACAGGTGGGTCGAAAGCTGCGTGATCGCGATCGGCTCGCTCAAGGCGTAGAGCTGATAGGGCTGGTCGTAATAGAACTGCGAATTGGAATCCGCAAAGATCACGTCGTAATTGATCTTGATCGGAACCAGTGTCGGCGAGCAGCCGATCTCGGGCTGCGGGTTGGCGTCCTGCGACGTCGGCGAAATCGCCGCGGCGTTGGTGGCAAAACTTCCAGCCCCGACCAGAAGCCAGGTCTGCAGGCCCGTGAACACCAGAAGGCCGCCCGTGGTCTGGATCATCCACTGGATGCCATTGACCTGCACCGACCACGGCGAGCCCGTGACGGCGTCGGAATCGATCGGCGGCGATCGGGTGTCGAAATTGGTGGGCGCGCCCGGCTGGCTCATCCAGTAGGTATCGGTATTGTTGATCGAATAGGCATAGGCGCGGCGCTGCTGGAAATAGGCAACCGTGCCGGGATAGGTGCCGGTTTCCGCTCCGACCGTGATATCCGCCGTCGCCGATCCGCCGCCGGTCACCGTCAAAGTGAGGGTATCGCCGGGCTGGTAGAGTTGACCAGCCTCTTCCACGATCAGCGCCACCAGCACCGAATTGACAATCACGGGCGCGATCACGCCGCCCGATCCGGTTGAGGTGTTGATGGCGACCGTCACCGCCGTCACCGTGCCCGATGAGGTCAGCACCGTCGCCGCCACAATCTGGCCGCGCGCGAACGGATTCTGATGGGTCGGCGGCACCTGCACCAGATCCGGTACGATCGCCGAGGGTCCGTCGACCAATTGCGTGCCCAGGGCAGTCCCGGCAAAACCGAACAATGACCCCACCGGGACGACCACGCCGTAGGCTGGGGAAGCCTTGTAGACGTTGTAGCCGATCGCATTCGCCGCCGGCACCCATGTCACCGTGATCGATCCCGCGGTCGCGGCTATATCGACCGCGGAAGCGACGTTCGCAACCGGCGAGGCAATACTTTCCGAACCGTCGGCGGCAACGGACGTCACCACGTAGGCATAATCAACGCTGCCAGAGGACGATGCCGCACCCGAGACCGAGGCCGGCGGCAACACGCTTGGGGCCGGTACCACCGGCACGAATTGCCAGTTGTCATCAGCCAGCCGCTCCAGATCCTGTGGCGGATATTCCACCAGGGTCTGCTGATTGACCGCGCACACGCTCATGACGTCGGCGGATTCCGTGGTCTTGAGCCACAAGAGATCGTTCTCGGAATAGATGGTCGCCAGCGTGTAGATGCGCGAGGCCAGCCCGCCGGAAGTGTAGACACCCCAGCCCGTGGCATCGACGGCGTTGCCATAGACGTCGTAAAGCTGCGCGGAATTCGAGGTGACGTTCTGCACCACGAAGGTGTTGCCGTTGATCTGCGTGGCCCCGCCGACGCCGGAGCAATCGACCCAATCACCGTTGTTGAACGGCGACAGCGCCACCCCCGTGGTCGTAACCGTGAAGGTGGCACCGCTACCGGAGCCGGTAGATGAGGCCTGCGCGACATTGTTGCCGGGATATGTCGTGTAGACGCCTGCGACAGCGACGGTCACAGCATGCGGGCCGAACAGCGCGGAATTGAAGGTGGCGCCGAGGCCTGTCCCGGAGCTCGACGCCTGCGTGAAACTGCCACCGGCAGCATTCGTTGTGAACACCCCGCGATTGGTAAACGTAAAGGTTCCTACCCCCATCGAAATACTAAGCGCGGCTCCGGAAAGTCCGGCACCGGTTACAGGCTCGTTGCTAAGGGCGCTGGGATTTGCCGTGTAATTTCCACCATTCACAATTCCCGTTATGCTGTTGATTACGCCGGCCCCGTCGATGAAGACCTCTACCTGAAATTTCGTTCCGGTCCCCGTTGTACCGGTGACGATAGCATTCGCAAGGGGAGTTCCACCAGTTCCTCTATTGACGATGGTTACGATGCCCGCCAGCACCGTCGTGTTGACGGTCAAGACAGCGGCCGTCGACTGCACGCCTCCGGTCAGATTTATGGTGTCGCCGGGCACATAGGTATGCGTCGCAGAATCCGCTCCGGGATAGGAGACGGCGAGGTTGTCAAGCTGGGTGTTTGTTACCGCCAACACCGTCGGGGTCACTGGCGCGCCGCCCGCCAGGGTCACCTGCTCTCCGGGAACGTAGCTCGAGCTGACGCCGGCATTGACCGGCACGGCGGAGGCGGCCGCAAAGCCGGAACCATTGAAACCGATCACGGCGGGGTTGGTATTGGAAACCGACGTTATACTGGCCTGCACGTCCGAGACATACGCCCCGTCGACGATCGGGCGCATGTAGAAATTGCCGAACTCGAGCGCTATTCCCTGGTTGATCGAAAACTGGAACGGCAACAGCCGCGGCGGAACATTCCGCCCGGTCTGTTTGGAAAACCCGACGACCGCGGTTCCGGCCCTGGAATAATAGCCGCCATGAAACGACGGCCATCCGTTGCGCATGGTGGAACAGGCCGCCACCATCCGCGCCAGGTCGACATGGCCGAACATCGAAGGCGAAACTTCGCCCGTGCTCAGCGATGCTTCGGTTAGCGGGACGGACATCAGGAAGCCGCCGAAAAAGGCAAAAGTCCCAATATTCGGTCGCGCGCCAGCGCGGCCATTGCGGGATCAATCTCGCAACCGACGTAACGCCGGTCCGAACGCAGTGCAGCTTCGCCGGCTGCTCCGGACCCCGCGAACATATCTCCCATGAGACCGCCCGGGGGGCATGAGGTTCGGATCAGGAGCTCCAGCAGCGCGTCCGGCTTTTCGGTTGGATGGATCGCCCGCCCGTGTGCCGAACGCATATAGATGACGCTACGCGCGATGCGCGGGCCGCCATCGACAGACTCATACGCACCCGCTTCGATGTGGCCCATATGAGGCGGTCGCTTCTTGCGGCGGACTGTGCGCGCGGTTGCATCGTCCGTGGTCTGGACCTCGTTGTACACGGAAGCCCATGGCGTTCCGGAGAAATAGTATTGAACGGCATGTTCATGGACGCGCTTGAAACGATCCGATGCGAAACCAGAGCCGTTGTGTTTTTCCCAGACAACATCCTGCGCGTATCGCAGACCAGCGTCCTTGAACTGCGCGCCGAAATCCTGAAAGAATCGCATCGAACCGAAAACCCAAATCGAACCGGTCGGACGCAAGATTGTCGTCGCCGCTTCGATCCAACCCCCGCAGTGCGTGTCCCACTCCAGCGACGTGTCCCCATAGGGTGGATCAGCGATAAGCATGTCGAATGGCCTAAAGGCCGTCATATCTTTCCTGCAATCGCCCGTGATGATCATATCAGCGCACCGCGCGCAGCGGCACAATCATCGGGACACCACTGGCGGTCTCGGCGTAGATGCCGTGACGGAGCCTGCGCAGCTTGGTGACGTGACCGAGATACTTGGGCACTTCAGCGAGGAAGTTTGCGGTAATGACGATCGGCGGGCGGCCGATCGAGCGCAGGAATTCGCGCTGCCATGCCTCGGCCGTGAGACCCCAGAATTCGCAGACGTATCGCTCCCAGTCTTCGAACATTTAGGTCGCTCCGCTTGCAAAACATAACGGGAACGTGGCATAATGTCGGGGACCGTTGCGGTCTTCACCCCGCGACGGCCCCCTGATCAACTGCCAGAGGCCTGACAGATGACTGACCAAACGATACCCCACCGGGATTTCTACGTCTACGCGCTGTTTCGTAGCGATGGAGTGACGCCGTTTTACATCGGCAAGGGGCGCGGCAGCCGGATCAATATCCACGAACGTACGGCGCTGCGCGAGACCTCGCACAAGGACCGAATCATCCGCGCGATGCTGGCGCGAGACGAGACTGTGCCGAAGGCGAAGCTGCTTGAACACCTGACGGACGATGAAGCGAAACAGATCGAACGCGATCTGATCCAGTTGATCGGACGATGGCCTATCGGCCCGCTCGCCAATCTCACGAGCGGCGGGGATGGCGTTACTTCGCTCGCGCCAGCATCGCGGGCGCGCAAGAGCGCGGCGAACGTCAAGGCATGGATGGACCCGGAAGTTCGACGTAAGCGGATTGAGGGAATTAAGCGCGTATGGACCGAGGAAAGGCGCGAAGAACATCGGCAACATCAGAGGACTCTTGCCACCCCGGAGAAGAGAGCGCGTATCAGCGCATCTTGCAAACGTTCGTGGCAGACGCCGGAGGTGAAAGCCAAACTGGATGCCGCCAATAGTTCGCCCGAGTGTAGAAAAAAGAAAAGTAACGCGATGAAAGCTAGCTGGAAGGATGAGGCTCAAAGAGCTCACCGCTTGGCTTCTAGTAAAGCGGCTCAATCCTCCCCAGAATATAGGGCAAAACGGAGTCGGATCGGTAAACAACTTTGGCAAAATCCAGACATGCGCGCGCGCATTATTGCGACCAAAAAAGAAAACTATCGTCGCAACCCAATGACGGCTGAAGAAGCGCAAAGGCGCGCTGCGCGTATAATCGCGCCGGAAGTTCTCGCGAAAAGTCAGGCAACCAATCGCCGGCCAGAAGTACGGGAACGACGTATAGCAGCACAACGCGCTGCTTTTTCCACACCCGAAGCCAAAGCCAAGCGGAGCGAAATATCCAAAAAAATGTGGGCGGCGAAGAAGGCTCATCAATATGCCGACCCATCGCTAAAGGATACGGGATTAAAACCATATCCCAACACACCGCAATCGCCACCCCAACCGGCGCCAAAGCTGCCGCCGTAGCCGCTGCCGTAAGAGCCCCCCGCGCGCCGATAATTCATCCAATCGACCGGCATGTCTGTGGAAAAAATTCCCTCGTCGCCATCGACGCGGCGCGCCTCGGCAAGCTTCTCCTTGGTGTTCTGGATCAGATGCGGACGCACCGCCAGCGCCAGCTTCTTGTCCTTGTGCAGCGAGAGGCAGCATTGGCTGGCGAGATAGGCCACCATGGCTTCACGAAACAAGGGATCCCAGACGGACGGATAAAGCACCAGCGCGGTATAGACTCCGAGCGCGTTCTTGACGTTGGTCAACACCACCGTGCGACCCTGCGGCGAGACGCCCTGCACTTCCCAGTCGATCTGGCCTGGAGGTGGAGGATAGTTGAAATCGGTCGCCACCAGGAAACGTGCCGGAACCAATCTCTGCTGGCTCTGCGGCTGCGGATTCTCGCCGGTGTAGAGCGGGGTTTGCGGGGCGGCGATATTGCCGGGCGGGATCGGCGGCAAAGTGCCGGGCCCGGAGTGGGGGACGAAACGCATCTTCATGCAGTCGGTCGGGAGACTATAGGAATAAAGCCATGGTGCGGTGACCTGGTTTCCGACGCTCGGCGTCTGGCCGGAAGCGTCCCCGAGCAGGGTCATTGGCGCTTGCTTTCGAGCAAAATTCCAATTTGCGCCGCGGAGAAGCTGGCGCAGGCATTCGCCATAGTTCCTAAGCAGTATCTGTGCCTCGCGCGTACCTTCCTCGAGATCACCAATGGTGAAAGAGACGCCGGCGGCGTCGAGCGAGCGATTCGCAATGTCTTGAGGCAAGTAAGCCACGGTCTAGCCCCGCTCCATCTCGGCCACACTCTGCGCCATCTGCTCGTCTGCGGCCAATAGCTTCGCCGCTTCCATCCCGACCAAAAGCGGCGCGAGGCGGCGGCCGATCGCGGCCGACAGCGTCTCGACGAAATCCGGCTCCCAAGCGGTCGGATCGGTCACCTGCCCGGAATAGGTCAAGACCGCGTTGGCGACGTTGCAGAGGATGACCTGCCCTGTGGCCGGCGCCACGGTATCGTTGGCCTCGGTGAAGGTGACCGGCTGCGGGTCCATGTTGGGAAGGAACAGCGGGACGGCCTTGATGCTGCGGATCTTGAGGCAATCGGTTGGCCTTGCGTATTCGAATAAATACGGCAGCGGCGGATAGGCCGTCGACCATGTGGTGGGCGGGATATAGCCGCCGACCGGCGCGGCCTTCAGCAGCGTCATCGCGATATTACGCTCGGCAAAGCCCCAGTCGTTTTGCCGCAGCAGTTCGTCCCGGGTCTGGGCGTAGATATCGAGCGCCTTCTTCGCCGCCTTCGATCCGTCATAGAGATTGCCGACCCGGCCGGGATAGCCGATCCGGACCAGGGTCAGGTTGAGAAGGTCGGCGGGGGAGGTGACGGAGGCGGGCATCAGCGTTTCCCGCCGTCGGTCCAGGTGTACTCAGTACCATCGGCCCGCTTGCAACTATAGCTTGGCGGCGGGATCGGGCACGCCATAGGAGCCATCGGCACACACAAAATCCTGCCGTCGATTTCGGGGCCGCAGTGAGGCGCGGACGCGCAACCGATCGTGTTCATCGTCGTGACGATGACCAGGGTGCACACATCCGCCATCAATCCCACCTCTGTTCGCCGGCCTTCTCGAACATTTGACCACTCTCCAGCATCGCGGCCGCGGTATCGGGCCGCCCTTCCAGCGCCATGGCGAGCGCCCCTGCGAGCGTGCGAACCACGGCCTGGCGGAACAGCGGATCCCAGACCGCCTCGGACGGCGCGTTGTTGTAGATGCCGAGCGCTGCGGCGACGTTACACTGAATCACCTTGGTCTGAACAGTCGATACCAGGACGTTGCACACATTCCAGTTGACCGGGAGAGGGTTGTTCGGATCGGTCGCGCCTGTGATCGGGGGCTGCAGCTGCCAGAGTTCGATGCCGTTGGCGGGATAGAGGTATTCGTAGAGCCAGCCGTTGGGAGCCGGGTTGCCGGAAAGCGTGAGGGCGACCGTGTTGCGGGCGAAGTCCCAACCGAACAGGCGGCCGACGGCCTGTACGGTCGGGGTGTAGAGCTGGGCTGCGGCAACGCCGGCCGGAGAAGAATCGAAGGAAGGCGCGGTGCCGCTGACCGGCGGCTGGTTGTCGCCGATCAGCTGCAGGGATTCATTGACGATAGCGGTCGAGTTCGCGGACATCAAGGCTCCGGTTAATCGTCAATAATGGTCCAAAGATTTTCCAGAACGCTGGGCGGTATTTTCTTGCCCTCGAGGTCGCTCTTCTTAAAGTGCTGCAGAGTAATTCCCGAATCTAAATTCAGGTAGTCACCGTCCTGCAGCGCGAATGAGGCCTCGGCATCGGCAGTGACCGAACCGTCCGATTTGCGAGGCAGTTTCGCGATCTGCTCGTTACGCCATTTGTAATACCGCTTGATCACATCCTCGCATTTGTGACTGTTACCTGAGATCAGCCAGGAAATCCCGGGCGACCAATCGTTGGGAACGCAAGCCATGGATTCCTTGGCACCATCCTTGATGAGATGAGGCGCACAGTCGAGTTGCGCCAGGCCAGTCGCCACCTGGCGTACCTGGCCGATGGTGAGACCCGTTTTGGGGTCGGCCGGAACGGAAATATTTGGTGATGGACTGGGCACGTCATTAGCGGCCGCCAGCGCGGGAATTAAGAGAAGCGCGATCAATAAGGTTTTTGCAAGTAGATTCATCGTTCGAACTTTCGTTGAATTTAGAGTAAGGGTTTCTGGCGATCGCTGTATAGCATCCCTATTTCCTATCGTGCCTGCACGCGCTTCAGGGCTTCAACGCCCGCACGAAGGTTGTCGTTGTCGGCTTTCAGTTCTTTTATTATCAAAGCAAAACCCGCGATAGCCGCCTCCGCGAGCTGCTGATGCTTGACCGCGTAGGGTAGCCCCTCCGCATCGCGCGTGATGAAGCGGTCATCAATAGCCGCAATCTGCTCGGCAGTGAACCCAACATATTCGCTCGGATCGCCG